GTAATCATGGATACGGTCACACCTGACATCATCGTTGGCGTGGCCGTGGTGGTCTTGTTCGCGCTGGGCTGGATCGCGGGTGCGCAGCGATGATGGCGCTCATTCATTCGCTGTGGCCGCTGTTCTTCCTGCTCGGGCTGTATGTCGTTGGCGTGCTGCTGGTGAAGTACATCATCGGTCGCTTCATGGGGGTCAAATGACTGCTGCTCAAGTTGTTGCGTACTGCCTGACCGCGTTCGGCCTCGGCTATGCCGCAGGTGCCATACAGCGTATAGCTCGGCGCGCTATCGAGACGCTGGAATGAATTTGTAGTCTTGGACCGTTCGCCGTCCGGTCCTCGTAAGTAGGCATTTTTTATGGAGTTCGACATGAACAAACACGTACAACGCGGCCTGCTGGCCGTTGGTGCCCTGGCTGCTTCCGGTGTTGCTCTGGCTGATGATCCGGGCGTGACCGCGATCACCGCTCTGCAAGCCACCGCGCAGAGCTACATCACCGCCGCTTTCGGCGTGGCCGTTCTGGTGGCTGGCGGCTTCTGGGGCATCAAGATGATGAAGAAAGCCTTCTCCCGCGCTGGTTAAACGCCTACAGCGGTTGGCTATCTGGGGCGGCTTGTTCGCCCCTTTTTCGTTTCTGTGCTTCGGGTTTGTCGATATGGTGCCGTATGTTTAACAGAGTTCTATTTGCTTTGTTTGTCCTGCTGTCGATGTGTATGCCTTCGGCGTTCGCGGCTAAAACATTCGAGATTAGCGCGTGGCCGAAGTTGATGCATGGCGCTGGTGTTATTACAGGTCCGAGCTGCGATGCTATGAGTTCTACCTTGTCGCCGGATTATGGTCCTTATAGCTGTGATGGGATGGAAGCGGCGGTCAGTGCGGCACTGAAGGGCGGGTTTGGTCATTTTACGTTTCATAGCAAGATGGGCGACGAGGCGATAACCATTGATGCATCGGGTAGCTGTACGGCTGGTACGAAAGCTGGGCAGGTTACGTTGACCTCCGCATATGTCGATGTGAATACCGGCGCTGTGCTTCAAGTTGTGAATGATGTTGGAACCGTAAGCGGGTCTGCCAATGGTTGTCATGTGCATGCCGTGAGTAGCGATTTTTGTTTGACCTACAGGAGTTCTGCGGTCAATGGTGTGGCGCGTCAAGAGTGTATCTTCAGCTTGGAAGAAACTGGCGATGATGGCGGTATGGATAGTCCGCCCGATGGGAATGTTCCGCCTTATAACGGCGGTGCGACTGGTGGCGGTGGTGGCGGCGGCACAAGCGGCGGGACTGGCGGCTCGACTGGTACGGGCGGCGATACGGGCGGCGGGTCTGGTGGTTCTGGCGGTAGGACTACTGTCAACGGTGGCGGCTCGGGTGGTTCCGGTGGGACTGGTGGTTCTGGCGGGACTGGCGGTTCTGGTGGCTCTGGTGGGTCTGGTGGCTCTGGTAATAATTCAAACGGCCAGCCTTGTGGCGCTCCTGGCGAACCCGCGTGCAAGATCGATGAAAGCGGCACGCCAACTGGTATTGGCGGGATGCTCGATGCGTTGACGGCGTTGGTGACTGGTGTAGGCACTGATCGGCAGAAGGGTTTAGATGATGCAGCCGCCGACAGTGGCAAGGACACGTCGCTTGGTTTTGGCCTCCAGCTTCCGGGCGGCGAGTGTGTAAATCCTACCGTGTCGCTTCCGTTTATTGGTGGTTCGTGGTCTGTGGACGTTTGCGAGTACATCACGCTCTTTGCCGGTATGTTTGAACTGCTGTGGGTGTTCTTCTTCGGTTTCGCGGTTATGTCTCTGGTGTCTCGCGCAACGACTAAATCTTCTGCTTAAAAAGGGGGTTCCATGCCAATCCTGGCTAATTTTTTGCTGAGCGTTTTTACCGGGTTTGCCACTTGGCTGGCCAAGTATCTGACGCAGAAAATCGCGGTGACGGTCGCCATCGTGGCCATCGTCACGGCGTTGTTTGTTGGGCTGTATGTTGCCACGCGTGCGGCGATCGCTGCCGCCATTTCCGGCGTCGGATCGGTGCATCCGATGTTTGGCGCTGGGGTCGCGATGGTGATTTCGCCGCATGCCGCAGCGCTGGTGTCCAGCTATATCACGTTCTGGTCGCTGGTCGAGTTGTACAAGTGGAAGGTAGGCATCATGCAGCTTTGGAGCAAAACGATATGAATCCTGGGCATCGTGAGTTGTTGATCTTGGGCGGTGTATTCGTCGCGGTGGTCTGGTTTGTTTGGACCCATGTGAGCGCTGATCTACCGGACGACTTCTTGACCCGTGCGCGCCAGAACGTCAATGCCGATAAGGAGCCGCGCTAATGGCCGTCTACGCGATCACGGGCAAGCTCGGTAGCGGCAAGGGCAAAGCTGGTATTGATCAGATACGCCGTTACCTTCGGGCCGGTAAGCGTGTAGCTACGAACTGTGATGTCTTCCTCGAGCATCTGATGGGTGAGCGCGATAAATCGACGGTCATTCGTGTGCCCGACAAGCCTAGTCCGGTTGACCTTTACATGATCGGTAGCGGCAATCGCTTCGTGGAGTTTGAGCCGATCCTGAAGTATTCGCGGGACTCGATCACTGCGCTGGCGCCGGCACCGCGGCTGCTGGCCGGCTTCGACGAGATGCACAATGGCGCGCTGGTACTGGATGAGTGCGGGTCCTGGCTCAATACTCGGAATTTTCAGGACAAGGGCAGGGCAGAGATGTTGGAGTGGGCGATCCATGCGCGTAAATACGGCTGGGACATTTTCTTCATCATGCAGAACATCAGTCAGGTTGATAAGCAGCTGCGCGATAGCTTGCTTGAGTACGTAGTCCGCTTGAACCGGCTTGATCGCATGAAGGTGCCGTTTGTCAGCGGCGCGCTAAAGCTGCTGACAGCTGGTGCCACTGAGGGCAATCTGCCGCGCGTTCACATCGGCGTTGTCCGGCTTGGCCCTCAGCCTGATGGACTGGTTGCTGACCGCTGGGTGTTTCGTGGCGATGATCTGAACCAGGCCTATAACACTACACAAGTTTTTTCCGATACCTACCCGCACGGTACGCATTCGCTGCTGTCCGCCTGGCATCTGTCGTGTAAGACCGGCGTGCCTGCCGGTTTTGTCGGGCCTGTGCGTCCTGGTCGCGAGGATGATGTTTTGCTTCGTCCGCGTGCGCTTCCTCCTAAGCCTGTTTCTAAGCATATGAATAAATTTCTGGTGTTGTCTGTGTTGTTCGGTTGTCTGCTTGGTGCTTTCGGCTCACGTGTTTTGTTTGCGCAGCATGGAGTCGCTGGCGGTGCGCCTGGTGCCGCCGAGGTTCAGCACGATTTTTCGGATAAGTTGAAGGTGGTGGGGGTGATTCGGAACGGCTCTCAGGTTAGTTTGACGCTCTCTGATGGCCGTGTTGTCAATGCGTTGTCGTACAGGGTTCGGGGCGCTGAGATAGAGGCGCAGATTCCGGGTGGTGTTTGGGTTAAGGGGGTTTTGTGATGCGTGCGTTGTTGGCTGCGGTGCTGTTCGTGCCGGTGGTGGCGTTTGCTGCGCCTGGCGTGTCGTTTGAGTTTGCGGCGGTGCCGGTGTCGGTGTTCGCCCAAAGTACGTTTAAAGGTCTGCTGCACCGTGATTATGTGGTGTCCCCTGAGCTTCAAAGTTCTGACCGAAAGATCAGTGTCAGTGTGTCCAATATTGCGCTGGCTGATGTGCCGTCGTTTGTTGAGAATATCTTGTCGGAGCAGGGTATAAGCGTTTCTGAGCGCGGGGGTATCTACTACCTCGGACCGGCTGCCAAAAGCGTGCCAGAGGGCGCGAAAGAGGCCTTGCCGGTGGCTTCTGAGCCTGACGAGATGTTGCCGTTCGGTCGGCGTGAGAAGGAGAAGGTGCCGGATCGTCGGGCACAGGATCTGGAGAGCGCTGTTTATGAGCCGGTGAATCGATCCGCTGATTTTTTGGCTTCTGTGATTGGTGCCGCCTTTGGGGCGAAGGCTGCGGCGGCGTCTGGTGGCCTCTTGGTAGTGACCGGCACGAAGGCGGATATCGTGAAAATCAACAAGCTGCTGGAGACATTGGACTCGTTGCCAAAGCTTGTTGATGTGTCTGCGTCCTGGGTTGAGGTCACTACGTCCGCATCTACTGGCCGGGGGATTTCGCTGGCCGCCAAGGTTCTGGGCGAAAAGCTGTCGGCCCAACTGGGGTCGGTGAATTCAGGTTCCGCGATCAGCTTTGGCAACACCAATTTTCAGTTGGTTGTGGATGCGTTGAATTCGGACGGGCGGTTTAAACAGGTGTCGAATAGCCGGGTGGTCGGTGACGATTACGAAAAGCTGCTGCTGAGTGTGGGCGATGAGACGCCGACCGTTGGCAGCTCCGGCAAGGACAATGCCGGTAACGCCGTGCAGAACATCGTCTACAGGCCTTCTGGTGTGATTGTCGATGTGACGCCTAAGGTGCTGGGCAACGGGAAGATTCGGCTCGTGGTCGACGGTCAGATTAGTAACTTCAAGGCTACCAGCACCGGCGTGACTGGTTCGCCCACGCTGATAAAGCGCCAGGTCAAGACCACCGTGACGGTTGGCGACGGTGAGGTTCTGCTGATCGGCGGCCTGAACGACACGCAGAGTACTGAC